CTGGCGCTCCGGTCCATCCCGAAAGGAGGTAGCTGTGTCTAGTGTCGCACATGTCATCGGCATTGACCCGGGTCTGGTTCATACCGGGTGTGTCTCGATGATGTTCAATGAGACCAAGAGGACAGTCACAGTCGAGATCGACGTGGTGACTGGACCGAATGTTCACACTGTGAACGAGTGGATCCAGTTCGTGTCTCACCCTGGTGTCAGGCCGCACATCTTCGTGGAGAGGTACGTACCACGACAACGGCTGAACACCGATGAGCGCATGGTCAAGGCGGAGGGTGAGTTCGTCACGCACCTGAAGGGTGCGAAGTGGATTCGCAACACGGGATCCAAGCAGGTGATCAAGCCTGAGCTGATGCAACTGCTGGGTGTGTGGCAGTTCCCTGTGTCCACGCACCACCAGGACTTACGGGCTGCTGCCCGTATCGCCCTGTTCGGCATGACCAAAGATCCTGCATTGAATGCGTGGCTGGCTGACCTGGTGCGGGATACCCTCGAAGGCAAACCGTGGAGGGTGCAGTGAGTACCGCATCAGAGTTGGCAACTCGTGCTGGTGTCACGTTGTTCGACTACCAGCAGGAGTTCCTGGATGCGGTGGCTGCGAACCCGATCAGGTTCCGTGCCTGTCTGTACTACAAGACAGGAGCCGGCAAGAGTCTGACCGCACTGGCTGCGATCGGACTGCTCGGCTACGAGGCGTGTGTAGTGGTGGCACCGCCGTCCACGCACAGCCAATGGACAGAGCTGGGACAGCGACTCGGGGTGAAGATCGCCCCGATGTCTCACGCTCTGTTCAGGCAGAAGACAACCAAGTTGTCGCGCAAGATCCCGATCATCGCCGACGAGTTCCATCTGTTCGGCGGGCAACGGGGTAAAGGCTGGCGGAAGCTGGACAAGTTGGCGCAGCACCTGGACGCACCGTTGATCCTGTGTTCGGCGACCCCGAACTACAACAATGCGGAGAGGTGCTACTGCGTGCAGCACATCCTGCACCCTGGCAACACCAAGGGCGGGTATCTGCAGTTCATCTACCAGCACTGCACCACTGAGCAGAACCCGTTCGGGATGGAGCCGATCGTCACCGGGTTTCACAACTACCCGGATGCGGCGGCGTTCCTTGCCGACATGGACGGGGTGTTCTACATCCCGGACGATGCAAAGTTCACGATCCAGGATGAGTTGTACCTGGTGAAGTTGGATCCTGCTCTGGGCACGCACGGTTACAACCGGCGTGAGCACAGAGTTGTGGCGAGCCAGATCGAGTTGCGACACACGGTGAGGTATCAGGGTCTGGTCGATGAGACCGGACATCTGCACTTGCCGGTGTTCAACATGTTGGAGTCTTACATCGGTGAGGGTCCGACCATGATCTATGCGAACCATGCAACTGTGGCTGAAGCGGCGAGTCGCACGTTCACTCGTGCTGACATCAAGCACGCTGTAGTCACAGGGGTTACCGCCAAATCTGTGAAGGACACAATCCTTCGTGAGTTTCGAGATGGACAGCACGATGTCCTGATCGGAACCGCAACCTTGGCCACCGGTACCGACGGTATGGACAGGGTCTGCGACACACTCGTGATTCTGGATGACACTGATGACGACGCGCTCCGACGGCAACTCATCGGTCGAATCCTGCCACGAGGGGACTACGTCTCGTCCGGGCGTAAGCGCATCATCCGTATGGTTCCTGTTCCTTAGTACACCCGGGTGGGCTGGCAGATTGCCAGGTACGAAAGGAGCAAGATGGACGAGTATTTGCAGTGGTCCGAAGGGCACTGCTCGAGAAGATGGCCGATCCAGATCTCAGCGTTGCTGAGTTCATGTGGCTGAAGTACAAACTCGAGCAGTTGCCATCCACCTGAAAGTGGGGTGGCCGCAAGAAAAAAAATCTGCGGCCACCCCTACAATCCGAAGGAAGGTAAGCCGATGGCACGGATTCAAACCAAGCGAGAGTTGAGCGTTCACGCGGTCAACTTCGCAAACACCTACTCGTTGGTCCGGTGCAACAACACGTTGTACATTCCGGCCGACTACGAGACAGGTGATGCAACAGTCACGCCTTCGCCCGAGCGAACGGTGTGGCGTGTGCTCACAGTCAAAGATGTTCAGGGCTGGGCACACAAGCAATACGACGTACTGTTCGGTGCGCCGGCCGACGAGACGAACTTCTTCTTCATGGTGGCGCAGGAGGCGGAGCAACGAGACACGTTGCCCACCAGTCTGCTGATCCGTACGCAAGAGGGATTGCGTGAGCTGAAGGATGACGGCCAGTTGCACATGCCGTCAGGTGATTTCGTTCCGAACTTCATGCCTGTCATGTTGAACACGGACGAGGCTGACAAGCAGCGGGTGCGCGATGTGTTCCACCAGTGGCTCGATGATGAGGAGGAGGAGCTGTCGCTGCTCCGTCATCTGGCCACGACTCTTGCACCTGACTGGTCGGCAGTGAAGTACGTGCTGCTGCTGGGTGATGGGCGCAACGGCAAGTCGCTGTTGATGACCATGATCCAGGAGTTGTTCGGATGGGAGAACTGTTCCCATGTGTCACGGCAGGAGATCAGCAAGGCGTCTCCGACTGTGACCGAGGTGCTGAACAAACTGGTCAACATCGTGTACGACGGTGTGGCTGAGTACCTGAAGGACTCGGGTAACGAGAAGTCTCTGATCGCAGGCGAGCCTGTCTCGATCCGGCTGCTGTATGCCTCGAGTCCTACGATGGTCACGACCAACGCCTTGTTCATCGAGGGGTTGAACCGTGAGCCACGCAGCAACGACAAGTCGTCGGCGCTGCAGAAACGACTGGTCAGGTTCTGGTTCCCGAACACCTTCACTGACGATCTGCTGTTCAAGCAGGAGATGCTGTCGGAGAAGATGTTGGGGGCGTTGCTGTCCCTGCTGATCGATCACTTCGTGAAGAAGCAGGACAAGTCAGTGATGCTGGCGCCTACCCGCAAGTCGATCGAGTTGAGCATGGAGTACATGCATGCCAACTCGTACGCCATTCAGTTCATCGCACACATGAACAACACCGACCCTCTCGGGTTGGACTCGTTGATCGGTATGACCATCACTGAACTGACCGCGCACTTCACATCGTGGCGGATCAGTGAGGGTGACGTGAACCCGTGGTCGGAGCAGTCGGTGTACGAACTGTTCCGTCCGTCAGTGGACTTCAAGCGCAAGTCGATCCGGATCCACGGTTCGCCGAGCAAGGTGAAAGTCATCACCAACTTCAAGTCCGACACCATGATCTACCTCGAGTACCTGAAAGGAGATGAGGCAGATGCAGATGCAACCACTGACGCCAGGGAAACCCTGGTGGATGAGTGAGACATTCGACAAGGATGTCACCATCCCGTCGGAGCTGGTCCGGTATTCCGGTCCCAAGGGCGTAGCCATTGTGCGCGCATGGGACTCGGGTCAGACCAGCAAAGGCTGGGGTGAGTCGTCGTTCATGGACCTGTACATGAAAGGCAGGTTCGACGGCAAGCCTGTTCTGCCCGGCTACGATCAGGGACGATGGGCTCTGGCCTACGTCATGAGGTCGATGCGCCTGGTGTGCATTGACATCGACGGGAAGAACGGTGGCTTCGAAGGGGCCAAGCTCCTCGGCATGCTGCCGTACACGCTGGCCGAAACGTCCAAGAGTGGTAACGGGTATCACCTGTTCTTCTCTATTGATTCCGACATCTGGAATCTGGACAAGGGTTACGCCATGATCGGTGACCGGATCGGTTTCGAGCAGGGCGTGGACCTGCGGGGTGTGGGCTGCGTGTACCACTACCCGCAACAGCGGTGGAACGATCGTGAGATCGCTCCGCTACCTGATCTGCTTCAGTCGAAGCTGATCGCACGCAAGTCCCAGGTCGACGCACAGGTCGACGAAATCATCAAGCTCCTGGATGCAGGAGATCCCACGGAGGTAGCAATGATGCAAGACGCTCTGATCACAGATCTGAACAAGCCGGTGCCTGCCGGCCGGCGGAACACCACGCTGTTCGCCATCGGTTCGCAGATGTTCCTGGCACAGGTGCCGGGATGGAGCAAGCTCGTTCACGATCGTGCCCTGGCCCTCGGCCTGGACATCGACGAGGCGGACAAGCTCATCAACAACATCGAGAAGTACGCGGCCTGATCATGGCTACGGACAGAGAACTGCTGCTGGATGAAGCAGCCACTCTCGTGTCGTCCGATCGCAACAAGGACTACGGTGACCCGAAGGACAACTTCGGGGACACCGCAGCCCTGTGGTCGGCGTACAAGGGTGTGACGTTCACGGCTCACGATGTGGCCGCGATGATGATTCTGGTGAAGGTGGGTCGTCTTGCGACGAGCCCTGGCAAGTGGGACAACTGGGTGGACATCGCCGGCTATGCAGCATTGGGCGGCGAGGTACGACCAGGGAAGCAGTAAGAAGAGAGGGTGGCTCCGGGAAACCGGAGTCACTCTCTTTTTTTGTCTGAGGGAAAACTCAGCATAGACTGAGTGAAGCCTATTTTTTTGTGGGGTATGGATGAGTATGTTGGAGTCGCCGTCGTATCTGAACGACGCTGAGAAAGAGCTGAAGAAACGGTTCAATTCTGAGGAGGCGAGCAAGCGGCCCAGGGTTCCGTCAAACGCGGGGGCCGCTGCGCAGTCCGAGCGCATCGACCAACTCATCCTGGCTGACGATATGAGAGGGAAGATGCCTCTCACCAAGGACAAGTATCTGGTGAAGGAAAACCCTCACCTGGTTGCGTGGGAAAGAGAGGCACGCAAGTTCCTTCGGAATCTGTCACCCGAACACGGTCACCGTGTGTCGGCCATCATGATCTACGAGTGGGCCACCGGGCTATCCATCGTGGAGATGTCGAAGCTGACGAAGGAGATGGTGCCTGAGCGTGGCACCACCTGGCGCAGCGACCTGCGCAAACTCAACCGGATCCTCGAGTGGTACTTCGGCAAGCCGTACGCCACCTACATCTGTGGTCGCAAGGTGCCCCGCACCTACCGGGTGAAGCCCGGCTACTACATCCGCCGGCACCGCCCGATGACGCTGACACTGTGGTTCGAGTACACCGAAGGTGTCCTCTACCCGTGACGCACTGGCCCATCCAGACGCTGCCGGATGGTACGAGGAAATACTCGAACCATACGACGTACACTCCACTGCCACCGGAGAAGCGCAAGTATAAGGTTCGCAAGCCTGACGATCCCGGAGCCGTACGCTTCCACGGTGAATGGTTCCTTCCTCTGGCTGTGCTGCCCGATGAACTACGGCTGCTGCCGGAGACCAGGCCGGACTCCGACGCCTATGATCACATGGGTTACGGCCGGCCATGCACCTGCAAAGTATGTCTGCGAGACACAGCCCAGCACTGGCGTGACAAATGGTGGAGGGAACGCGGGGTCAGATTCGTACAGGGTCGTCGTTGATGATCTCGTCGTCATACACGTAGCCCCCTTCGATCCGTTCCAGCAGCTGCTGGATGGAACTCAGGTCACGGGCGATGATCGCCTGCAGGATCAGCGTTGCCGCCGTCTTGTCGAGGATGTCTGACGATTCGTTGTACACGGTCTGCACCGTGCCGAACCTCTGGTTCCACAGCCACATCAGCCGTGAGTCCAGGTTCGTGCGGTGCTCGCCGGGAACCTCCCTGCGCCAGCGGCGGATCGGAACGATGTCACTCATGCTTCGATCGCCCCACCTGTCAGATCCTCGAACTCGATGACGGTCTTCTGCTTGGTGGCCGGGTGGCTGCCTGCCCTGCGCCGGCCAACCAGCCGCTTGAGAATGATGTCCCGTGCGATGTTCGCGTCCTTCATGGACCGCTTGTTCTGCTGGGTGGGGCTGTTGGCGATCTCGAACAGTGTGCGTGCCACCAGTTCATGCACGGGCAGGGCGATCAGATTGTCGTCCGGTGTCTCCGGGTTGTCGGCCACGTACTGCATGGCCTGCCTGATGCTGACATGTTTCATGCGGACCACACTCCTGACCAGTCTTCCTCGTACGACACCGAGGTGGTTTTCCTCCCCGCGTTGTCGAAGAACTTCCCGTTGAAGAAGTCCAGCTCCTTCACCGCCTGCACGACGTAGCGAAGAGCGTCCATCATGTGGCTGTACTTGTCGTGCATCGGCTGCTGGGTCCACATCTGCAGTTTGGAGTTGAACGCGTACTTGTAGTTCTCCAAACACTCCATCAACCACTGGCAGTTCGACTCGTGGATGATTGTGTTGTAAAGGGTCATGCGTGTCTGCTGAATGTCAGTGATCAGGGTGTAGTCGCCACTTCTTGATCCGGGGATTTTCCACACCTTGTTCGACTTGGCGAGCACCGCTACGTTCGGGAACCGCTGCCGCATCATGTCGGCCGGAGTGGTGTTCACCGCCTTCTCGTGGTGATCGCCGTCCCACGGCAGGATGATCATCGCAATCTTGTTGAAGTACGGCTTCACCTGCAGGTCGTCCACGTACTCGGGCAGCGCCTTGCCATGCCCCTCACCGCAGTCGAACAGGAACAGCCGCCCGTTGATCCACTGGAACGCGATCCAACTGGTGGCGTCCGAATGGAACCCGGAGGAGCCGATGTCGAACGCCACGTACACAGGGTGGCCTGGGTCCAGGTTGAAGTCGTAGACGCGCTTGTCCTGTACCAGTTTCATGTACGCCTCGCCGTACACAGCGGCCGCGTCCATCTCCTCGAACGAGCAGTAATACTCCTGCTCGAACATGCGGTCGTTCCCGAACCGCTTCAGGTAGGTGTCCCGGATCCTTTCCAGTTCACCCTCGGTCAGGACTTCTGGCAGCCCTTCCCGCTTCATGATCGTGTTCACGTCGTCGATCGTGTACGTGATGATGTGCGCCTCGGGGTTTCCCTTCACCGATTCCATCAACTGCCACAGCGGGTTGCGCCGCTTCCCTCGTGGCGTGGACACAACCATCAGCCGCTTGTCCTCAGCCCGGTTCTCGAGGATCGGCATCAGCCGGGGGATGGGATCCTCACGGGTGAACAGCGCCAGCTCCGTGATGGTGTAGTCCTGGAAGGCGGTGCCGACACCGGACTTGTCCTGGCCGGACTGGAAGTAGCCTTGCAGTTTCAGTCGGCTGTGATTGGTGAACCGGCCTTCCATGACGGTGGCCTTCCAGTCCACGGTTTCTGCCGGCACGTTGTCCTGCAGGCCACGGATGTATTCGCCGGACTCCGGGTCAATGTATGTCTTGTCCCAGAGGATGTCGCGGATCATAGGATTCGACAGGCTAATGTATACCCCGGTCGTCTTGGGTGTGCGCAGCCTGGCATGGCACTGCTCCATCGAGGCTGCGACGTCCTTCCCCGTCTGCCGGGGCAACACCGCAATCCCGTAACGGTGCTTCCTCCACATCCTGTGGAGTTCCTGCTGATAGGGCCGAGGCTTGTAGTAGACGGGGAAGGACGGCATGTCAGCAGGGCTTACGCTTGCTGCTGGTCTTCGGACGGGCTTTCGGCTTCGGCTTCGGCTTCGGCTTCATAGCCATGTTTCACCTCCTACCCGAGTGCGTTTTCGAACTGGAACGTGATCGTGTTGCTCAGGTTCCCGTGACCGTTGTCGACGTACAGAGAGAAGTCCTCTGCGACCTCGGGGCGGGGAACTGTGATCACGAGTTCAGTCTCGTCGGTGAAGACGGTGTCGATGTCGTTGGCGTTCCAGTTGGCCTTCGACTCCTCGGTGAAGCCGGTGCCGATGATCGTGATGTTGATCGTGCCACCGGCCTCATTGGCGTTCGCGGACGGCGGGATCGTCTCGGTGATCACCGGGTCGGGAGCGTCCACCACACCGGCACGGGACCGGTACTGGCTGACGGTGGACTCGAAGCTGCGGTGGTAGGAGCCTTCGGCGGCCAGCACCTCGGCAGCGTTCTGCGCAGAGGTCTCGGCAGGCGAAGACTGTGCAGGATTGCTGAACTGTGTGGCGTCGTGAGGTGTGGTCATTGTCGTGATCCCTTCAGATCTGCAGGTTTGGCAATCCTATTGTGCCGAACAACGCGGAGAAATCTTCTCTTTCGCTGCTGGCACCTGCTTTGGAGGGAATGCCGGCCTGGGGCGGATCAGCTGCAGGGGGGTTGACGCCCGCCCCAGGCGGCTTAGATGCCGAGGACTGGTTCGGCTCTTGCACATTACCAGGAGTTGCCATCTTTGCGCGTAACCCGTCGATGATCGGCTGCACCGGAATGCTGTAGCCACGGAGCTTGCCGTCCTGCCGCACCTCGTACGGCTCGGCGATCTTGGCGAACTCGTCGGCCAGCTGCTTGTTGAACGTCCGGGTTCCTGGGATCAGGTCGGAGTTGTTCTTGAACAGGTCGATCGATGCGTGCAGCATCTGGATCTGGCCGGACGCGGTCTCCGCCAGTTTGCGGGTGCCGTCGTCCACCTCCTGGATCAGCAGTTCACGAACGGCCTCCTGCCATTCCTTCGCGTCCTGGCTGTCCTTCAGAGTCTCCATCCCTTCCTTGCCGATGGCGGGAACCTGGGTTCCTACCAGCAGCCGGGGGTGAGTCTCCAACGCCTGGAAGTAGTTCTCGTACTCGTTGCGTGTCGCGTCGAACGCCTGCTTGCGCAGTTGCGTGGTGATGGCGTCCTCGAGTTTGACACTCAGTTCCCCGAGTTTCGGAAGGTACTCGTCACTACTGGCCGTCCAGGTGGCGGGGAGATCTGCTGGCTGGCCGGCGGCTGCAGGCTGTTCAGCACCTCCTTCAGCAGTTCCTCCTGCAACTGCAGGTGCTTGTGCTGCTGGTGTGCTGCTGCTTTCTGCAGGTTGTCCAGGCGCGTCAGGGCTTCCGCCATCGGTGCCATTGCTTCCATCAGCAGCATCCGGTTTTGCAGGCGCATCTGCAGCAGGAGGCGTTGCTCCATCTCCCACCGCTGCTGTGCCTTCCTCTGGGACCAGCGCGTCCATGAGAGCGCCGAACGCAGCATCACCCATCGTTGGTAGATCCACTGCTTCACGGGTTTCCTCACTCATCGTTGGTCCAGTTCTGCTTCAACTCCTCGAGCTCGAGGAACAGCTGCTCCTGCAGTGCCTCGTTGAACTCGAAGTTGATCTGGTCGAGCAGGCTGGTCAGCCCTGTCTCCCCGAAGAACATCTTGTGGACCTCGATGATGGAGGCCAGTTCGACTGCTGCGCTGGGGCTGGTGCAGTCCCAGTCCAGTTCCCACGACAGGATCACCTTCTGCCAGGAGAACAGGATGTTGATGTAGTGAACGCTGTTGTGCTCGATGTCTTCCTCGGGCGAGGTGTAGTTGAAACACTCGTCGTCGGTGTCGACCTCGGCCTGCAGTGCTTCGGCGAGCTGGTCGATCTTGTCGTAGTACAGGTCGCGGTACTCCGGCATGTCCTGGTAGAACACCTGCCTGTGCGCCGAGGTGACGCGGGCTGCCCACTGCGGGTTGATCTTCTCCTTACGCACCTCCTTGGACGATGCGATGACCTCGGACCACACACGGATCAGCGGGTGGTATTCGGGCTGCTCGGCCTCAAGGATGTCTTCGACGGTGAGCTCGGCTTCTTGAGTGTTCTCGGTCACTTGATCTTCCCTGTCAGTTGAAGGTGGCGGTGCTCTGCTTGGATGCTGCGTACGACGGAACGGATGTCGTAGCACAGTTCGTTCTCGATGTAGATGCGCTTGCAGGTGTCGGGCACCAGGGCGCTGCCTCCGAAGTACGCCTGGACTTCAACGAAGTCGAAGCCTTCCCGTCCGTCGTAGCAGTGAATCTTGAACGGGAAGCGGGGGTCGGTGTAGATACCGACCTGGTAGGAGGGAAGCGTGATCTTCACCTCGGCTGGGCGTGACGTCTCGTTGCCGGCAACCTCGAAGGTTTCGACGTACTGCCCTTGCTGCACGGTCTCGGTGCGCACTCCGGTGTCCATGTATTTCAGGACACGCCGGCCACGGGGCTTCGGGTATGCGGGCTTGCGCACTTCCTCTTGGTGCCACTTGCGGCCTTTGTCGTCAATGCGGATGACCTCGTCGAGAGGTGTCGTGTTGAGGCGTTGACCGGGTAGTTCCTCCGGGTCGGGCTGAGAGGACATGACGACTGTCGTCTCTTCCAACTTGGGCTCCGGCGCTGGGGGGTTGGGATCTTCCAGCCCGAAGTACGACGCGGGGGGAGGATCTTCTGCGCTGGGCGCTGAGTCGTCGGCCGGCACTACGCCTTGCTCCTGCAGTGCGGCTTTGAGCTCATCGACGGTCCACTCACGGTAGTGCCTCGTGATAGGCACTCCTGTCTCCCGAAGTTGCTTGTAGAGGATGCCTTTGTACCGTGTGCTCAATGTCGCTCCTAGGTGGTCTTACGGCCCTTGCAGGGCACTCTAACACCTGGAAGCCCGGCAGTGTGCGCTTTGTCGTTCGAACGTATGTATGTAGACACCTGTAGACACCCATATTCTTACCTTTAATAAAAAATAAAAGAATAGAAAAGGGTGTCTACGGGTGTCTACATGTCCACACTGGGCACATATTCGAACTCATGTTCGCTGCCATTCCCTGTCCTGCACAGGCGTCGGAATGCCGCCGGTCGAATATGAAGTCGCACCATCCAGCGTGTCGCGGCCATACTCGAACGTCTCAACACTCCCATACTCGTAACCCACGTTGACCGTTGTCGGGGTGAAGCGATACTGCACGAACGTGATAGACCCCGAACTCGGCTTACCGTCCACACTGCCGGCGGAGAAATACCACTCCTTCAGATCCCTGCGCACCAGCAAGTGATCCTCGATGTCCCACCGCAGACCGTCATCCAGATCGACCGTGTAATCCTCGAACACCTTCTCGAGCTGCAACGTTTTACCGTGAACCGTTCGCCCACGGATCCCGTACCGCACAGAACCCTCGAAGTCGCCGAACATCACGGACACCTGCTGCAGATGCGCCCAGGCATCCCTGGCACGGTTGCTTCCCTGCGTGTTCATCTCGAAGAACCACGGGATGGGACGCTGGCGCACAGTCGAATCGAGAAGCGACAACGTGACGGGGTCACGCTCGAGCGCCACGTAATCGTCCTGACGGGCGTTGGGGTCGAAGTAGTACATGCCCTCTGGTCTGATCAACCCGATGTACACCATCGTTCCGTACTCGATGATGCGCAGATCGGAACCCTGAGTCAGCCATCGGGACCAGGACCCCTTCTCCCCGCCGGCAACGTCGTACACCCACACCTCGTTACCGAGACACCCGTCCTCCAACGCCGCACCGCGAGGGTTGTTCACCAGGAAGTACAGACGGTTGTCATGCTCAGCGGCGATGATGTTGTTCTTGAACTGCAACTCCTCCCACATGTTGGCGATGTCGTCGCTCAACGTCTTGTGGTTGATGTTGTAGTTCTGTGCCGTCGACTTCAACAGCGCACGGTCAATAGGACGGAACAAGGCGTTGTTGTGGACGATCACACCGAAAGGTGATGTCGTGCCTGGTGTGTTCGTCGTCTCCTCGAAACCCATCACAGACACAGCGGACGACTGGGTGTTCGCATCAGCCGGTGACATGTAGTAGCAGGATGACGTGCCGTCACTGCCAAGACACAGGATGGTGAGAGTGTCTACAGATTGGGGGTTCTGCCATAACTGTACGGACACCGGCAAATGCAAGTTGCCTGCCGACAAGGTCTTCGAACCTCCACCCTTGTGGGCGGAGAAGTTCGTGTAGTCACCTGGTCGGTTCGTCGTCCACTTGATCGTCGCGGCGGAACGTGGATCACCCACCACCACAACCCTGTCCCCGGCCACAATCCCGTTACGCGCCTTCGGGGGGTCGGAGTAGTTCACCCTGTTGGTGGCCGTGGGAAGCGGCTGCGAATCCACCGTGAACCGCCGCGACGGGGTGACGTTGATCCAGCCGCCCTTCAGATACGGCAGTGCCTGGTTGCTCAACCGTGCCACCTCGTCCGGGTAGATCTCCCTGCTGCCGGCCAAGGACGCCTCGACCGGAACCGGTTCCTGATCTGACCAGGAGAACGTGTACAGGTTCCACCTGATCGCACCCTCCGACAGTGCCTTGGTGTATGCGTCCTGCGGGATGTACGCCACCAGCTGGTCCGCGCACAGATCAGCCACCGAAGTCTCGGCACCCGTCGGCTCACCATTCGTGCCAGGCAACTTCCACAGCCAGTTCGACTGCGGCCGCTTCATCCGGACCTCGGTGATCTTCGACGGGGCAGACTCCCCGATCTCGTTCTCGAACGTGTAGAAGAAGCCCATCTTGTACTTGTTGACATCCGGCCCGCCAGTGGCGATCAGCGTGTCGGCAGACGGGGTCTGCGCTGGCGGGATCGCATCCAGATCGGTAGTGACGGTTTCGATGCTGGGCGACAGATGAGGCATCCCCGGGTTCTCCCAGGTGTACACCGTCTGTGTAGTGCTCACCGAGGAACCGTCGAAGTACGGTTTGAGTGTGGCGCTCGCCTCGATCATCCCGTCGTCCAGGACCACGACCTCGTACGGGGCAACAGCACGGATGGTCACCTGGATCGCGGCAGCGACGGTTGAAGCATTCGCAGCCTTCGTCGCGGACACCCGCTGCCAGTTCGTATCAGTGGTAGCAGTGCCGATAGCGGGGCTGGCAGGAGTGATCTGCCGGCCATCCCTGTCGTAGGCGAAACAGTCCAGGTTCACCGTTCTGGGAGATCCGGCCAGTGTTCGCACATGTATGCTGCCTGTGACGGCCTGCCCAGGTGTGACCGGGACACGGGTGCCGACAATCGTGATGTCCTGCGGGGGCCAGTACAGCGACGAGCAGGCGTTCGGCTTGGCGGGGTCCAACCAGTAGTAGTTGGCACCGGAGTTGCCGGAGAAGAAGTCTGTGCTCTCGTTGGCCCGGCACAGCATCACATGCTTGAACTTCGCCCACGACGCCCCCTTCTTCGTGGAATCGGCGCCAAGGTAGATCCGGGCCGACACAGCGTTGTTCGGTGCCACAATCCCTGGCGACTCCCATCGACCGTTCCGCTGATCGGAGGAGAACTTGATCGGGTCGCCGATCTCCGAACCGTTGTTCCGGTAGAACTGGATGCGCGCCCGCAGCAGAGCATCGGACGACAGGTCGAAGTCGAACGCCAACTTGTAGCGTTTGCCCTCCTCGATGCCCGCGCATTTCGCGCTGTGCGCCAGGAACACGTTCTTGCCCTTGGCGTCGTACACCTTCATCCAGTCGTTGTCCTTGTCCACGACCGGATCACCCTTGCCGCTGTGCCAGCCGGCTGTACCAGTGGCAGACACGTTGTGCAGAGGCGACATCGCATAGTTGGTGCGCAACGGGGCAGTCCACACCTCGAGCCCGTTCCGGTCAGCGGTGCGACCACGCAGACGGTTCACCTGCCAGAACGTCGTCGAACCCTTCGACCAGTTGGACAGCCCGGCTTCGAACGATGGGTTCAGCAATTCGTTGCGGCGCACCAGGTACGCAAGCTTGGAGATCCACTCGTCCTGCGGATGGACGACAACAGGCTTGTCCTCGTCACTCCAATCAGGCTTCGTGATCGTGTTCAGCGCCTTCGCCACCTTCTCGGTGCCGACAGAGAAAAACCGCATCTGCTCCCCCGCATCCGACAACACCAGGATCTTGTTGTCGATCTGCAGGTAGGTGACGTGCTTGGTGGCGGATGAGAAGTTCAGAGTCGTCACACCCTGCGGGATGTAGAACCCTGCTTCTGCCAGAGTGAGCACGGTCTTGTCGGGACGGCGCGTGTTCAGCACCCGGAATCCGACAGAGGAATCCGACTCCCGTACGGCGAACAGCATCACCTTCACGTCGCCATCCAGGTAGAACGGCTCCAACGATCCGACCAGCGGCAGGTCGAACGCCAGGCCGGGAAGTTGGTTCTGCACCGGGTCCACATCCGGGGTGTCCAGGTACGACATGTAGCGCAGCCCGGGGCGTACAGCGATACTGCCGTTGCGCTTGATCATGACGTTCTCCATGACACGACACGAAGTCGGGTCGGAGTTGCCGGGCGGATACGCAGTGGACCAGCCTGTGAACTCCCGCAGATACGCCTTCTGCAGCGGCCTGTCTACCGGTGCCGGCAGCGACTTCTTCTGAGCCATCAGGCCACCTTAGTAGTCGGAGTGTGGGTGCAGATGCCCGTCGGACAGCGGCACGTCTTCGAGAGATCCGTGGATCGGCAGCCGGAACTCGTTGAGGTACGGGGTGTCCGTGATGTTCGTGTCACGCTCGATGAGCTGATACATCAGATCCTTGTAGCCGGCTTCGAGTGTCTGCACCCGTGGCTGCATGATCGGATCGGTCTGCGCGTAGTACCAGGCTGCACGGGCGATGATCACATCGGGGAAATCGAAGTCGATCAACTGGTTGCGGATCGAGTCCGACACCTCCTCCCCAGTCTCCGGCAGCCGGAACATGCGCGGCTCCCGCATCACAGGGATGTGGATCTCCAACCCGTCCTCGGCCAGCAGGAAGTCACGGGAGAACACCAGTGTCTGCCGTGTGATGGAGCACCACAGGCCGTTCATGTTCTCGTACTTGTGCAGTGAGTCCCGTGGCAGGAAGTACGCCCAGCGCACTGTGGTGTCGTCCTTGCGCAGCAGCACGGCGTCATCACCGTTGATCCTGGGCCGGGCACTGCTGGGCAGCAGCAACGTCCGCTCACCCTCCTTGGCACGCCCGATCTCCAACGTGGACGAGTAGAAACCCCAGTCCCGTTCCAGGGCGTTGCCGCGCAGCGCACGGTTCAACTGTCGGGTGATCGTACGGTAGCGGTCCTGCTCCGGTTCGTACTCGAGGTCCAGACCTGTGAGCATGCTGAGAACTTCCAGCACAGCGTCGTCCAGGGTCAACTGCGTTTCGGTGTTCATCAGGCCCACTTCCTCAGCTTCGCGCCTTCAGCCTTCGGCCCCTGCTCCACAGCCAGGGCGGCGGCCAGGTTGCTGTTGCTCTGCGCACCAACCTTCTGCGCCTTGCCCTCGTAGTCCTGCACCCACTTGGGCACACGCTTCTGCTCGTACGATTCGTCCTGCAGTTCAGCCCAGGTGTTGAACGCCTTGCGGGATTGCTGGCGTCGCCGCTTGTCCGCCGGCACACCCTTCTGCTTCCGGGAGAAGTCCTTGCCTTCACCCTCGATGTCGTCCTTCTCGTCCTTCGCAGCAGCCAGACCTGCAGCAGTGGACAGGGACGTTGACTTCGACAGGCGCACCTTGTCCTTCTTGTCGCCCTTCTTCTTCCCGAGACGGGGCGGCTTCACCTTGTACTCGCGTGCGTTGGCATACGCGTCGGCCTGCGCCTGGCGCACCAGCCCGAGCTGGGTGTACGCATCCGACGAGGACTCCAAGTAGTCACGGGAGATCTGCTCACGCTCACCCTCACCGGAGATCCAGGCGTCAGCCAGTTTCATCTGGGTGTCGTTGTTCAGCGTGGAAATGCTCTGGTTGATGCTGGCGATCGTGTCCCAGTACGACTGGTTCGCTTCACGGGCGTTGGCGTTCTGGTTGCGTGCAGCCATCAGCATCGCCCGCATGGTGTCCGTTTCGCCGGCACCCTGGGTGAGCAGTTGTGACAGCGTCTCGGAACGCTCCCGCACCGCGTTCGACATTCCCGCTTCGAGCGTGCCAGAGGCGGCGATCTCGTTGTTCTCAGCGGCAGTGTCGTACTGCTTCGCCATGTCTTCAGCAGAGTCGACCAGCATGTCCATCTGCAGGGAGCGTGTGCGGATGATGTCCCGCATGTCCTGCTTGCGCCGGATCTTCATCTCGCCGATGGCGTTGGTCAGCGCCACCGCCTGAGGGTTGAGGTTCCTGGCCTGCTGCAGATACCTGCGCCCGGTGCGCCGGTCACGTTCAGCCTGCTTCTGATCAGCGCGCTTCTCAGCGGCAGAGATGTCGCTGTCGTCAGTGTCGTCCTTCTTGCCGAGGGACTTCTGTTTCTGCTTGCCGGACTTCACCGACCCTTTGACGTTCGGCGTGGTGCGTGCCATCTCATCCTCCCATTCCCAGGAACTTGAGGATTTCGTCCGGAGACCGCCGCTTCTTCTTACCGTCGTCACTCATCACTGCAGATTCACCAGGCTGGTACAACTTCTCGTTCTGCGCCCGCAGGTACAGCGCCTGGCCCAGCTCCCGCATGTCGGCATCGTCGAACTCGAGCTTTGTCAGCAGAGCCTCGATGTTCTTCTCATCCCAGTCGGGCTCGTTGTTGCGGACACCTTCGTACATCCGGTCGTAGAGGAAGTCCTTCGTCCAGATGACACTGTTGTTCTCGTCCCGCTCAGGCTCACGACCCTTGAATCCTGGCAACGCCCGGCCACCCTTGTTCTCTGCGGTGTTGTCACGTACCGCCGAGTTCAGGTTCCAATACTGGTCGGGCTTCTCGGCGAACGCTGTCTCCGCTCGGGTCCGTACGGCGTTGGCGGCAGTCATGTCGGCGTCGCCCTTGCGCTGTTCCTTGGCCGAGATCCCTTCCTTCAAGGACAGGAAGTCGTCGAGATCCTTACCGACCGCGTTGTAGTCGATCGACGCGAGCAGATCCACCGTGCGCGGGGCGACAGTCTCCGACTGGGTTCCACCAGGCCCGAACACGGATGCCACGTTCGCGTAGTAGCGTGCCTTCTGCACCTCGTTCATGCTGCCTTCACGGTCGAGGTCGTCCTCGCGGGAACGGACCAGCAACTTGTTGAGGTCGGCAACCCTGCGCTGGTCGTCGCTCAACTTGTTGTACTCGTCCCAGGTGAGCCGGCGTGCCTGCGCATTGTTCGCCAACCCTTCGTAGTTGGTGAGTTCCTGCGCGTCTTCACGTTGCGCGTTCGGCCCTGACAGACCTCGAGGCCGCATCAGGAACATGGCGCCACGCTCGTCCGGCTTCACCGGGGTGTCGTTCTTCTGCGCGTCCTTCCCGGCCTTCGCGCCTTCCTCCGCACCCTTCACCGCGCCAGGAGCGCCGACTGCGTTCTGCCCGGCCTCGGCCCCGGCAACAACACCAGGAGCCGTTATAGGGTTCTGCGTGATAGCAGGATTGTCTATCGAACCACTCGGGGCGTTTACCGCGGCCTGCGCTTGTAGTTCGGGAACGGACCAACCAGGCATCGGATTGTTCACTGTCGGAAGATCCAACACCTGAATTGGCAATTGTGCAGTCGGCTGTGTTCCTACAGGAAGGCCAGGATTCTGCCCGCCCATACTGAGCCATTGCGCAATGGCAGTGGCCTGTTGTGTGTAATCTGCGGGTTGAGCCGGTGCCGGCTGCGGCCCCATTGCGGGTGGCGGAGGAGGAGCCGCTTGTTCTGCTTGTTCCCTGTTCAACTGGTTGAGCAACCAGTTGCCCAAGCCATTTTGCACGACAGGTTGCTGCACAGGCTGCGCAACCTGAGCTGCACCTTGCAGAATGATCGGAGCAGGAGTCTGTGCAGGCGTCACAGGGGTTGGGTAGTAGTTTTGAATCGGCTGCACCATCTGCGGAAACGGAGGGTTCGCTTCCTGCGGTGCAGCCTTCTGCGGTGCGGGCTGCGTGAAATATCTGCTGAAAATGCCGGCCATGATGTACCTCCTAGAGCTTCATGATATAGACGAGGGCGTAGTACGGAGGCATGTTGCTGTGCGCCTGGCTCGCGTTGGCGGCTGTGTTCGGGTTCACGTTGTGACTGTGTGTGGCGTTGCCGCTCAGGATCGAGTGCTTGTGATTTCCCAGGGCACTGTGAACGGTGTGGATGTGGCTGCCGTCCATTCCGATCACATCATGTCCGTTACCGCCCTTGGTGGCGTAGGCACCCAGTCCTGCGGTCACGTTCTGATCGGCCACCCACGGAAGCCACTTTCCACCGTGAGCGTGCGACCCGGAGTAGTCCATCCCGTGACTGTGCGCCAGGTTGGTGTCCGTCATGTCATGACTGTGCGCCGCGTCAGCAGAGGCCGTGGTATGCGTGTGCGCAGGCAGTCCGGACTGAGCGGCAGTCAATGTCACAGACTCCTGACCGCCAACACTGCCAGCAGTTTTCGTTGCCGACGCGCCAACGATGAACCTGTCACGCAAATCAGGCGTGCCGTTGGTGCCGTCGCACAGCGCCCAGCCCGACGGGATACCAACACCGTGATACGCCAGGATCGCGCCGGACGGAACGACACCGATCGCCGAAGGATCGATAGCACCCCAGGTGTTCTCCGCCGTGGTGCCCAACACTTTGCCGGCAGGCACGGTGCCACCAGGCGTGGTGATCTTCCCGCCGTCCAGCGCGATCAGCGAAGCCTTCACCCACAATGTGTGGTCGAAATGGCCCGGCTCACCTTCAACAGGATCCGCCGGCCACGGAGTGGGGAGCAGTGTCATCAGGTTCTCCTACACGTACCAGAGCCGGATCGTCCTGGTGGCGTTCGCACCCAGGTAGACCTTGTTGGTGGACGGGTTCAACAACAGTTGTGCGACAGCCGGTGTGGAACTGACGTCGATCATGGAGAACACGACAGCGCCCGCTTTCAGCCCTGCCGGTGTCGCCCAGCCCGTACCGTCGGCTGTCATCGTCACCTCGTGGTACAACGGCACGCGGGTGTCCACATAAGACTTGGTGACCAGATGGGTGTTGGCCGTTGCGGTGGATGCGGTGATCGGTGTGGACACGATCAGCCCGGTGGCGTCCACGCGCAGCTGCGACTCGGGCACACCGTTCTTCAGCACCAGTGGCCCGGTCATCGTGTCGCCGCTGTTCTTCACGCTGTCACGATCGAGTCGTTTCACGAACTCCTTGATCCACCGCGACCAGGCGAAGTGCCCCGGCTTACCCGCCACAGGATCGGCTGGTTCCTTCCCAGGAGTCCCGCCAGGATACGGGAACTCGGGTGCGCTGCTCGCGCCCATCGGCCTACTCCTCCTCTACGGCGGGAGGGGCGAGGTCGACCGACCATTGGTCTCTCCAACCGTTCTCCCAGGTTACCGGAAAACCCTCGTCCCAAATGTTCGTCCAAGGGTCGGGCCAGACACAGACCGTGCCGCAGTAGATGGCGGTCAACTGCTCACCGACCAGCGAACCGGCGGCGAACTCCGTTGAGAACTCGTCACTGAATTCGCCATCGTCCAGCTCCACAACAGCGGGGCCGTTGTATGCGCGAATCACTCCGACAAGATCCATGACTGATCTCCGCTACTTCGGATGCACCTTGATGTGCTTGTTGTTGCGGAAGAAGTGTTCGGCCTGCTCGTTCGACAGGATCCCGTTCTGTTTCGCGTAGCCCTTCTTCTTCTCCCACTTGGCTACAGCCTTGACGACAGCCTCGGTGTACTTGTCGCCAGGGCGGTCGGCGGATAGCGGGGCAGACACCTTCAGGAATCCGCGCTTGATCAGTGCCCGGCGCAGCAACTTCACACTGTTCGAGTCGTCCACGCCACGGCGCAGCTGCTTCACGTAGACGTGCTTCGTGCGGTCGAATTCGATGTCCTTGCCGCCGAGATCCTCGGACCAGCCAAGGTACTCGTAGCCCCAGGCACGCTTGAACCATTCGATCGGGACAGTGCCCATCTTGCCCGGGCCACCTGCATCGGTAGAACGCACCATGCCATCACCGACGTACAGAACGATGTGGCCGTGCTTGCCGCCCTTGTAGTACATCGGAGCGCCGACCGGAGCGTTCTTGTTGGTGTGCTTCTTCTTGGCGTTGTGCCACTGCCCGATGGCGTTCGGATACCAGTGGTTGGTCGGGTAGATCTCCTGGCACTCCCAGAGGCAGAGGCCGACCTTGTTCGACTGCTTTTGCTTGAAGGCACGGGCGGCTTCCTTTCCGGTCTTCATGCGTGTGTCCCTTCTGTGAAGCCCGGGTTCTGGTCGGCCCAGTCATCCGGTGGTGGTGTAGGTTCCGGTTCGACGTAGCCGTACTCCTCGGCGGATTCGACTACCGGCTCCTCGTCGTTGAGGTCGTCGTCGACCACATCTTCATCCTCGAACTCTGTCACGTATGGCTCGCTCATGCTGCCTCCTCTAGTCTCACCCTGGGGATCTCCGCAGGAGTGTTGCATTCCTTGTCTGTCATGGCGCGGACCCCCAATTCTTCACAAGGTCAGTTATCCCGTTCGCCATCCAGGCATGGCCGTCAGAAGTGAAGTGCGTCAGATCACTCGCCAACCATTGCGCGGTGTCGTTCGCCATCAGAGAGAACGTGTCCACCCACAGAACACCGTGCGTCTCCGCGATACTGCGTGCGATGTCGTGGTACTCGGTGTCCTCATGGTCGGAGTCGTACGTCTGGAACAGCACCAGCGTCGCGTCGACACGGGTCGCCAGCCACGACACCAGATAGTCCAGGTGGGTTTCGAAGTCGGTCAGCGACGTGACACCCGCCGTGTCGTTCGCCCCGACCTCCATCAGGATCAGGTCAGGCTGGTAGTCCTTCACACAGTTCAGGGAAGCCCACCACTGACCGTCGTCGTCTGCCCACGGAGAGCCCGTGTCCTTCCGCCAGTCAATGACCTTCGAGCCCGGTACGCCCCAGTTGGCAACCTCCACCGGGCCGTGCCCGCCGACGGCGAGGATGACCGCCCCGTCCCCGGCTGTCACATTGTTGATCGTCAGCGTGTGCGGGCCTGGGGCGGCGGTGATCGTGCGGGTGTACTTGCCGTTGTCGTTCTCCCCGCCCCACGTGGTCGCAGAACCACCGTCGATGGACACGTCGAAGGTGGACGTGCCGTAGGCCACGTATTCGACGGTGAACCCGTGGCAGTAGTCCGACTGGTAGGTGAACGATCCTGCGCCCGGCGAGGCGAGCAGGTTGCCGTTGTCGGCGATCATCGACGAGTATTCGACAATCCACCCCGACCCCAGCGTGATGTAGGGGCGCAGGTGTGTGATCTCGCAGGAGAACTTGTTCATCGGTTCGGGGCCGTACACGGGACGGAGGTCCGCCGGCATCGAGGAACGCAGGTTCTTCGTCAGCAGCAGCGGCCAGTTGTCCGACGCAGGATCGTCGGCACCCCACCCGTATGTGATGGATGTGCCCATGCACATGATGCGGGCTGACGGAGCTGCGCCTGTTGCTACGGCGTCGAGGGCGTTGCGCCAGTGCGCGAGGTTCTCGGATTGCGCCCCGTGCATGACCGGCTGCATGTCGTCGTAGATCACGTCGATGGACGACTGTGCCCTGGCAGGTGTCACGTAGCCTTTGTCGGGATCGCCCGGCTGCTTGTTGTACGGGGCTTTCGCGTTGTCCCTGCTCATGCTGCGCCTTCCTCCGCGATGGCCGCGCGTGTACGGTCAAGCATCTCTAATAGTCCTCGTCGGCCGGGTCGACCTCGGGCGCTACGGGCAGCAGCGACGGCGACACGGGGTCGCCCACGCCGGACGCAGCGACCGAGGTGAGCAGCGAGATGAGCGCGGCGACGGCCGAGGCCACCAGGGCTTCGCCCCAGGCGGCGACGTCGGTGAACACGAACCCGACCACCAGCATGGCGACCAGGGCCTGCGCGAAGGTGCGGACGGCACGCTCGGCGGCGTCGACCCAGAATGCGGTGGTTCTCATGGTTCCTCCTAATGTATGAACAGTCGTTCGGCGACGATGAAACCGACGGTGAGGCAGGCGGCGGCGGCGGCGATGACGCCGGTCCAGTTGGCGCGCTGCGGTTCGTGGCGTTCGATCTCGTTGAGTTGCTGCTTGACCCGCGCCATTGCCGTTTCCAGTTCGCGGACGCGGGCCTCAAGGGCGATGACGGCGGACTGCATGGTGGTGGTGAGGTTGACCATCGTGTCGATCTTGCCTTCGACACGTGCCAGCGCGACCCGCCACGTCTCGTTGGCGTCCTCGGTCACGGCCTACTCCTGCACCGGGGCGACGATGGCGGTGACCGCGTCGAGGATCGCCGCGTCAGTGACGACGGCCTCGTCCTTGCCGGGGTTCGGCACGTCGGTAGCCACGGCGTACGAGTAGGCGTCGGCGATGGGGCCGTTCGCGACGATGCGCCACATGTGCAGCTCGGCCAGCGCCGGGGCTGCTCCGGCCCGTCGGTCTCCTGCGCGAAGCAGGCAGCGACCCGCAGCCTTCAGGTCGGGTCCTGGGCGGCGGCGGCGATGGCGTTGTACGACACGGGTGTCTCCTTCGATGGGGGTCGGGTTAGGCGGCGGAACCGGGCAGCGATGTCGGCCAGGCGTTCGAGTGTGTATGGAACGTGATTGCGTGACGTACAGCTACGACGCGCCTGCGCCGAAGATGTGAACGGCACCCCCTGTGCCAGATCAAACCGGCGCACGCCGGATGTCGTCACCGGTCTGCGTTCCGTTGGTCGTGACAGTCCACTAAAGGAACGGAAGCCCGGTCGGCAGTGTCCAGCAGCGTGACCAGCCGACGCCGACGTGACCGGTTGAGGTCGCCGTTGGAGCTACCAGCGACACGACACCGATTGCGACGCCGATGACGTACGCGCGAGGCGGCTAGGCCCGTAGCCGTTGATGAGTGACGCGGAGAATGACCGCCACCCCGTGTCCGCTTCCGGGGCCCCGCCTGACCACCCGGTATTGCCGGTGCCGGTGGCCTTCACCCACCTGATCCAGCCCTTTGACGTCGGTGGTGGCGTCGGTCTGCAACCACGTCGAGCCGGGGGCGGCGGTGACGGCACCTTCGGGGCTGCCGGTGCCGGACAGGTGGACGGCGCCGTTGGTGGCGATGTGGGACTGGCCCACCACCGGCACGGCCGGGGGGCGCTGTCCACACACCGGCAGCGCCACGGTGTTCCTGTGACCAGTCCACGGTTTGCTGCTGGTAGACGTTGGCACTGCCGCGCTGGGTGACCCAGGCGTCAGGAGCGGGGTCGCATACTGCCGAGTTGAAGAACCGTAGGACAGCCTGGAATGTGCGAGAGCCCACGGTCTGCTTGACCTCAGTGGTAAACGTGACCGTGTCACCGGGCGAACAGACAAGGGTGTCGATGCTTGGGTTAGGTCCAGGCGTTCGTGACCCGCTGACGTACACCTCGACTGCACTGGTCGGTGGGACACACCACCTGTTGCCTTGCCGTCACCGAGGCTGACTACCGACCGACAACGTAGGGCTGTTGTAGGAGTAGAACTCCGAACCGGCGCCCTTGTGGAACGTGTACTTGTCCTCGTAGCGGGTCATCACCGCTTCGCCTGCGCCGTCGCGCAGTAGCAGCAGCGACGCACGCGGCGTCGGCGGGTGCGACAGCGGTCGGTGAACGTCTGCCACGACGACGACAACGTGCCGACCGCACCGGAGGATATCGCCGTCGATGCGGCGACGTTACCTGCCGAAGTCCACCAGTAGATCGTCGCCTTCGCGGTCGCGGCAGTCCCAGCGGTCTGCTTGGCGTCCACCATGAAGGTATACGTCTGGCCTGCATCGACGGGGATGGTGCCGTTGGTCACCGAACCGCCGAGCACGTTGCGTCCAGAGACACTGCTGGTGACGACCTTGACGCTACGGCTGCCCTGCGATGCGTAGTCCGTGACTGCCACCGCCAGCGAACCCCGTCGTGTCCGCAGCGTGGTACACGCCTGTCGCGGTGACAGGTTGCCGATGCGGACATCGCTGCCCAGTTTCGCCGACAGTGACGGCGCCGTCGGCGATGTCCCCGGTGGCGATGGTGCCGTCGGCGATCTTCGCGGAAGTGACGGCGGAGTCCTGAATGGCGGCGGTGTTGACACCGTTGGCGCCGGCCGACGGCAGCGTCAGGTTGAGGACGGGCGCCTCAGACGTGCCGGTCAGCGACTGGCCGCAGCGGTGCCCGTGCCGACCGTGCCGATGCTCAGTGACGGGGTCGGTCCGATCACCCCCTGATCCCCTTGATCCCCCTTGTCGCCCTTGGCCCCGGTGTTCCCGGTGTCGCCCTTGTCGCCCTTGGCCCCGGTGTCACCCTTGTCGCCCTTGGCCCCGGTGTTCCCGGTGTCGCCCTTGTCGCCCTTGGCCCCGGTGTTCCCGGTGTCGCCCTTGTCGCCCTTGGCCCCGGTGTTCCCGGTGTCGCCCTTGTCGCCCTTGGCCCCTTGTGGCCCGGTCGGCCCTGTGTTTCCTGTATAACCTCTTGGTCCTGGCGGCCCGGCTGCGACAACTTCAATCTCAATACTCATCAGGACCCCACTCGTGTCACATCAGGATAGATAATCAACTTGCCGCTGGCCAAGGTTGTCACTGGATCACTGCCGTCCGCTTCGGCCAACTGCATGTCCCAATAACCCTCATACTTGCCTCTCCGTGCAAGGGTTTCACTGGCTTCTCCCGTGAGAACAATCACTGCACCTTCGACCGTCTCATAGACCTCAAACGAGGCGTCGAGTTTTGTAACTGAAGGGGAGCGCCGTACTTGTGCTGACCAACTTCTACCGGCGACAACTGCGGAGTCGATGGTCACATGCAGTGACAACGTGTCTCCTCCGTAGTGCTCGATGTCCACAACTGTCGGCCTGGTATCAATGTTGGGCATCGTTCACCTCACGCGACAATCAGGTACAGGACGTTGGGGTCTTTGACGGGAATCGCGTCGTACTCGGCCTGCGTCCCCTTCCAGAACGGGAACCCGACCGAGTTGAACCAGCCTTCCAACTGGGCAGCCTTGTCGGACGCGATCTGCGCTGACGCTGCGGCTGCCGCGACCTTCGCGTCCATCGACGCCTGGGCCGCTGCGATCTCAGCACGGAAATCCTCGAGGAGTTCCTTGACCAGCATGAACAGGCCATCGACCCGTTCGATCGTCACCTCGACAACATCGGTGCCGGCCAGATCGACAATGATGTCGGTGCCGGTGCTGATGTCGGTGAAAACGTTGTCGGTGTCGAGGTCCGAGTTGGCACCGACCTCCAACTGGCCCTTCAAGATGGGGATCGAGTAGCCGGACGGCGGAATCAGTGTGATGTCGTAGGCGTACGATCCGGCATCGAGCGCCAGGTCTTCCGCCTGGAACTCGAACTGTTGCATGTCCGGCTGGTCGAGCATCGGAACGGCGACCTTCGAGATCACCTCGGCCCCAGTGTGGTACGCGTTCTCTGTCGCCACGAACCGCAGCACACTGTCAGTCAGGTCGATCGGCGTATTGTCAGCACTCTTGAACCACACTCCGAACGCGTACGACTTGTTCGCTTCGACAGCGATGTTCGTTTCCCGACGCGGGGTGTTACCCAGTGCCATGTGAACCTGCCCTCCCGTTGGAGGCGGGTGCCGATCGACACCCGCCCCCAAACCGTTGAGTTACTTGCCGGGAGGCATTTCCTCTGCCGGGCCGGCAGGTGCGCCGCCACCTTCTGCTGGCGCCCCACCGCCCTCGGCAGGAGGCTGCTCCCCGCCACCACCGGCCGCACCCTCGAGTGCGTCGATCGCAGCACCAGCCAGTTCCTGAATCTGCTTGAGCAGTTCGATGAGCTGATCCATGTCCCGACCCTATCGCTGGTTGTGAGCAACGTCGCCGGTCTCCTGGACGGACAGGTTCGTGTCCAGGTTGTTGGTGGCGTTGTACGGGGAGTGGAACCACTCGGGCGTCGACTTGAGAGTCTCGGGACCGGACAGCGGGTAGGTCTCCGGGGAGACTCCGAGCTGCGAACGGGCCGCCGCGACCTGAGCCGCCACGAAGGTGAACGAGTCGTCCACGACCTGCAGGTTGTCCAGCGTGTCGGGGAGGAACAACGGAACCACACCTTCCGAAAGCTGGTCGATGACCCACACGTCGTACGAGAAGTCCTGCACGTACTCGGTGCCCTTGAATCGGGTGCCGCCGTCCTGCTCGCGACTTCTCGCTGAAGTGCTCGTACGACCTGGATCGCGTTCTTGTACGCGGCCAGAGCGACGACCTGCTTGAGCGCAGCGACCAGCGGTCGCGGACTCGAAGCGACCGGGTCCACGACCAGGTCCGTGGACGACACGGTGTACAGCTTGGGCAGGAACTCGGGGTGGATCTTCACGCAGCTTCCAGGAACCCTTGAGGGTGCCGAGGTAGCCGGCCGCCTTCGCGCTCCGGAGATGTCGCCGTCCTTGTATGAGCTTGAACGCCGACTCGGTGCCGGCACCCTTCGGTCGATGAGCGCGTTGATGAACACGAGCTCGAGGGCGCGAGGTGATGAGCAGGAACCGCTCGTTGTTGCCGAAGTTGCGAGTCGAACCAGTTGTCGCGAGAACAGCAGGGTCAGACGCGTCGAGCGTGTCGCCAGCGGGTTCGGCGTCGTCGAGGAACATGCCCTTGATGGTGGCGAACGACGGCTGGATCTGGTTGTCGCTAGTCCTCGCCCGGCTCGGCGATCCACTTGTAGTCGGCGGCGTTGCCGGTGCAGGCGATCATGTCGGCACGTTGGTGGTCTGCGGGGCCGGGGTCTCGGTGGCGAGTACGAGGGACCAGCTTGCCGGTCATGTGGCCCTGGATCAGCGCGGCGAGCAGGCAATACTTGTCGTGGTCGCGCAGCACGGTGGTCTGCATCTTGCGGCCGGTGTACTCCTGCACGATGTTCTTGATCGGGGAGTAGCTTCAGCTGCTCGTCGAACACGGTGAAGCCGAAGGAACGGTGGCGGCGACATGGAGTAGGTCACGCCACTCGATCGGCGGGATGCCGTTCTTCCACTCGGCGGTGTACTCGCTAGCCGGAGTAGTGGTCGGCACCGATCCGGCTGATGTCGGCGTCGACGATGTAGTCGTCCACGCGGATGTCGGGAACGCTTGATGCTACGTGCGTTCGGGGTTCGGCTTGATCTCCGACCCGGTGAACATGCCCGCTACCGGGCTGGACGAAATGCGAAGGTACGTGGCCAGAGCGACCTGATAGTCGGTCAGGCTGTCCTTCTGGACTGGTGCGACCACTGTCGCATTCTCCTTTGTGTCGTGCCTAGAGGTTCAACTGCGCTGGCGGGTATCACGACTGTAGCGGGTTGATTGCGAACTCAGTGCGAATATCCCTCCTTCAGGATTATCTGGTGTTGTAGACGCAGAATTCGGCTTAATATCCATACCTAGGCGTTCTGCATAGATGACCGTTCCTGGGATCTCGGCGCATCATGCTGCATCTGCTCCTGCAAGCATGGGTGAGCGCGGACGCTCAGTCGCAGCCAGCGCATCGATCTCCTCGTTGCCGAGTGGTGTTGGCGAGCATGTTCTCCTCCATCACGGCGATACGACGGTCACAGTTCGTCCACAGACCTCTACATCGCCCGTGGTCAACGCCATGGCCTGGATGATCCTTGGCAGAGGTTCGATCCGGACAGTTCGATCTCGCGCTCACCGATGATGTACTGCATGGCCTTGGCCGACATCTTGCTGCAGCATCTCGCTGATCCTGTGCGGCTGCCAGCGCAGGCATGGCCTGGCTGAGCGGGACGAACAGTTCGTTGAGGATGCGCAGCTGCTTCTCGTCCTCCATCTCGACAAGGGATCCGGGGACAGTGCGCACCCAGTATTCGACCGCCAACTCGGAGAAGTCGACCTCGATCGTGCCATCTTCCTGTACAAGTTCTGTCGGCAGTCCGGCGCTCAGCAACTTCACCCGGGCTGTCCGCTGTCGGCTGCGACCTTCTTGACCGCGCTTCAACTCCTGGAAGTACACGGTCAGCGCGTACGAGCAGTAGTGGGAGAAGAACGATTCGATCGCCTTCTGGTAGTTGTTGGTCGTGATGTCGACCATCGCCTGCTGCGCCTCGACACCCTGCGGTGTGGCCGACATGCCTCCGCCGGCCTGGGTCGCCATCTGCTGATCGGCTGATCCGATCGAGGTTCACCATGCTGCCGAGGTTCTGCCCTGGCTGATCTGCCCGTACTGCATCAGCGTCTGCGTGTTCACCTCGAACGCTTCGATCTTCGAGCGTTCGGGTTGGAGATCTCGCGTGTACTTGCCGGGGCTCAGGTTCGGCAGAGCGTTGACCGCGCCGTAACCGAGGATGCTCGGGTTGATGTTGCGATACCAGAGCTTCATGGCACCGTTCAGCATCAGGTCCTGGAAGTCCTGCCGGCCGATCAGCAGTTCCACCTGTGACTTGCCGAGCGGCTGCTGGCTGTCCTTCTCCAACACCAGGAAGTGAACCGGGTGCAGTTTCATCGGGTGCTTGTTCTTCTCGATGCGCAGCAGATGACCGGTGCTCGGGGGAGAACGTGAGGAACGGTTCACCGCTCGAGGAGTACCAGGTGACGATCTCGTAGCCCTCGGGGATCACGCCACGTTTCTTCGTCTGGTAATCGACGGAGTCCTTGGATCGTCCGTACGGCGCCGACACCAGCAACGACTTGAGCGCGTGGGGATCCCAGCCAACGGCCTTCTCCCGGATCAGGGCGATGACCTCTGCCCGTGTCAGGTAGCGACGGACGAACACGTTCTCCGCCTGGCGCACATCCCTGGCACCCGGGTCGGGGAACACATCCCGGTAGTGGATGGCGTCGTACTTCATGTACCAGCCGCCGGCTGCGTCCTGCAGCAGAGTGGGGATCACAACGTCGAAGCCGAGGGTGAGGGCGGTCTTCGCCGATGCGAACAGGTTCTGCTGCATGTCGTTGCTGTACTCGTCCGACCCGATGATCTTCGTGGTCAGGATGTACCGGGAGAAAATCCCTTGCATCGAGTCGTCGTCGTACTTCGACAGCACCTCGACGTTAGGCGTGTTCTGCACCAGGTTGCGTGCGATACGCCGGATCAGTCCTGCCGTCTCACCGGACGAGATGTTGGGGAGGTCGGGCTTGGGGCTGATCACCATCCCGTCGGCCAACTTCTCCAACTTGTCGTAGTTGTGGACACGCTGGTCCATCTCCGACTTGTAACGCCAGTAGGAGTTCTGCAACGACTGCGCGTAATCGCTGACATCTCTGACATCGAGACTGTCGTCACGCGAGTCAATCTTGTACTCGTCGTACCAGTCTTCAAAGGTGGTGACCGAAACCTCACCCGGATCTATTGCCACTGCTTCAGCCTTCCTCGCTCAGATGAGACACGTTCTCGCCGGACATCTGCTCGACGAACAATCGGGTTGTCGAAGTTCGGCGCGTACGCACCGTCCATCTGTGGACCGTACCCGGCGCGGATGGCACGGAGGATCTTGTCCGTGAACATCGGCGTGCCGTAGTCGCTGTAGCCACCACCACCGCCGTAACCGCCACCGCCGTAACCGCCGTAGCTGCGCCGGTAGCCGCCGCCGCTCCAACCCCAGTTACCGGTCGTCGCCTTCTTCGGGTCTTTCGACTTCTCCAACACGCTGTCATCCGGTTCCAACTGGGAGTGGATGAGAGCAGGCACGATCGCCTTGCCGCCCGTGTTGGTCTGCGTGATGTAGTTGACGACGTTGCCACGCGTGTCGTAGCCGAGACCGTCCGGCAGTTTCGCCATGCTGTGCGGAACCGGTACACCGATCGCTCCGAGCATGTTGGCCCTGGTGAACGGTGTCGCCCACATCTTGCCGTCAGGTCCGACAGCGTATGTGACGTTCAACTGGGTGTACTCGGTGTACGGCTTGTACGGCAGCGAGTTGGAGAACACCAACTGACGCAGACCGATCTGGCCTGTCGACTGGTCACCGAACCACAGCCGGCGTTTCCGGTATTCCGCCGATTCGGGAGACATCCCCATGTCGATGCTTTCCTGAACGATCTCGTCCAGGAGTTCCTTCGCAACCTGCTGGCGCATCTCCATCGGGAAGTGGGCACCCTGCAGAGCCGGAGCATCAAAGGTGATCGCTCCTGCAAGCAGCGAACGGAACACGCCCTTCGTACCGTCGGCAGCAATGATCTCTCCGACCGCTGGGTCCCAGATCGTAAGCGGGGCTTCCTTCGCTTCGCGGTAGCGTTCCGCTGCCATCTTGTCGATCTGCGGCTGACTCCACCGGATGTTCGCCTTCTCGTACTGGTACTTCAGAGCCCGGCCGATCTCATCCTTCGTGAAGGCATCCTGCCCACCTTCGCCGTAGAACGCTGCGTACACCAGCGCCTGCAGTTCTTCTTCCTCGCCAAGTGCAACGGGAACCAGTTCCTTCTTCGGGACCATCTGGTCACGGAAGAAGAACCCTTGTCCCGGCAGCAGGTTGAGGAAAGCAGCGGCCGTGAAGTTGCTCTCCGTGTACTGATGGAGCAGACCGTCCTTACCGGAACGCTTCGCGTAGGTGAGCCGGTTCTCCACTCCAACCGGGTCGCCGTTCTCATCGAGGATCGGCTCGCCGCTGACAGGATCGACAAACGGTTCGGACTGTGTGGCCTGCATCGCCTTCGTCTGAACCGGGAACCCTGTGCCCTCCTCCTTCACCAGTTCCCCGGTCTTCGTGGTCTCGGGCATCTTGAACGGGTTACGGTCGACAGGATCGCTGGCGATATACCAGGTGTTGACCATCTGGTTCTCGAACAACGCCTTCTCGTAGATGCCGACGAAGTTCATCAGCATCCAGGCCGCGCGAGAAGTGACCTCGTTGGATTCGACACCGAGCTGCTGCAGCTCGTTGATGTCGTTGAGGATCAGTCCCGCTGTGTAGTCGGCATCACGCCACACGCCCAGCAGGGAGTTCGGGATCACCGATGCAGCATCCAGGAATCCCTGGCGGATGTTGCTGAACTCACCCGTGCTGAATGCGCGCACAATGCCCATCAGTGGTGAAGTGAACTGGCGCAGGATCCAGTGGGGGATGACTGGGGTGCGAATCTCGCCGCCCATGTCCCGGCCCAACAACGTCTCGAACACACCGCCGAGAACAGGGATCTCGTCCAGCCAGATCGCGTCGGCGTACTCGAATCCGTTCTCCGCTTCACGCGGGTCGTACAGCGGAGGGATGCGCAGGTACTTGTCACGCAGCCGGCGCTTACGCTCCTCCTCATCTTCGCCACCCAGACCGAGAACCTGTGCCCCGTACATCGCGGCAAGAGCGAAGCCTGTCTGTGACACCGCCCCGCGCAGGATCGTCCGCTCCATGTCCAGCGTCTCGAGGACATCCGTGTAGTCCCGGTACTCGGGAGGAGTCGTGTCGAGGTTCTTCCACGACCGGTACCGGTTCTTGATGTACGAGCCGGCGGTCTGCCTGTTGTGCAGAGCCATCGCCGCCATCGAGTCCAAAGACCCAAGGCCGGTCAAAGTGAGGAACGCGTTGGCCTGGAACCTGGTGAACATCAACGGGATCTTCAGCAGCAGGCCGGCTCCGACCTTTGCCGCATCCGGAGAGTTGAACAGTTTGTCGACCGGACGCATGATCGTGTCGCCGAGCAGAGTTCCACGAGTGGCTCGCACCTGCCCGACAGCATTCGCACCCATCGAGTGCGGTGACACTTCGTTCTTCGGGAACTGCCGCATCAGCCACAGCGAGTCAGTTTCGAACATCTGCATCAACACATCGAAGTCGATGTAATTGTTGGTGGAGTCCAGGTATTCGATGGCGGTCTGGATGTAGCGTCGCGCTGCCGCAGGCTTCCGCATGCCGAACGTGGGGTCGTTGATGATCGTCGCAACTCTGGTGGCGGACTTCTCCCAGAATGCGCCCCAACTCCACTTCTTACCCTTGTGCTCAATCGGCTGCCCGTTCTCGTCGAGCTCGCCCACAGGAGTCATCAGGCTGGCCTGGTAGTTGGTTTCGCCCATCAACTGGCCGCGCCACTTGGGGTCGCCACCCACACTCTCGGCAGCCAGCCTCAACCGCCGCTGCTGATCCCGGTTGTACTTCGGCTTCGGTCCTTCCTTGCCGGCCAACCCAGCAACCCAGTTGAACAGCGAATTGCTCCACCCGCCATTCGTGCCTGTCAGAGCATCGGTGGTCCGCTCCAACATGTTGCGGAATCCGATCTCGATCGGTGCGCCGACCCACAGCCCGAAGTTGAACAGTCGGTTCACGATCGAGATGTGAGCGAGGCTGTGCAGGAAGATGTGGTTCGCGTTCAACGATTCCTTGAACTCGAGCCCGTCCTTGGCGTAGTCACGCCACACACCGCGCTTCTGCCGGTGGATGCCGTTACGTTCCAGCCACTTCGCGCGCATCGCAGCTCGGTACACCACCGTAGAAGCGGGTGTGGAGTCGGCTGCCCAGCCCTGGTAGATGTTCGAGGAATGCCCGGAGATCTGCTTCCATGTGGCCTGCATCGTCTCCAACAGCGGCGGGTTGTGCGCCAGCGCAGCCACACCGGAGTCGATGGAGATGAACAGTTCATTCGTGTCAGGGTCAGCCAGTTTTGCGTTCACCATGTTCTTCATGGTCAGCGGCTGTGTCACGAACGACGGGTCGGTGTTCTGGTACGTGTGGAAGAACCCGGCGATCTCGGATGCGAACATGCCGTGGATCTCACGGTCGGACTCCTGCACCTGCGCCATCAGCACAGTGACCCATTCGCTCCAATCGTCACTGGTGAGACGCACGCGGTTCTTCTTGTCGAACCCTCTCAACGGCGTCCACGGCTTGTTCCGGCCCGTCGCCTTGTTAGCCTGGTACACCTTGTACCAGAAGCCGTGGTGCTCGATCGGAACATCGCCACCGTGCAGAGGATGCAGCCCTTCCTGAAGGTTGGCGAGGATCTGTTCGGTGGCCTGCACGTAGGACTGGTATGTCAGCGAGTCGATCTCGTCACTGCCTCGCTTCGGAGCGGGAGCGCCGACAAACTGGCGCACCAGGTAGTCGACCTCGCGCAGATCCTTCGGTGACAGGTTGAGGATTTTGAGGATGTCACTGGCGCGGCCATTGTCCGGCCACTCCTGACTCCTGCGATCCGCACCGACGATGTAGCCGCCCATCTTCTCGTCAGCCTCGAGCCACATCGCATGTTCCAGTGGCATCAGGTACTTGGCCGGGAAGAAGTGCTCGTTGACGGGCGGGGCCACTCTGGTCAAGAAGTCGTAGAACAGTGTTGCGTCGTCGAACGATTCGTACTCGGTTTCTCCGTAGAACCTGTCGGACAGGTCAGGAACAATCTTGCCATCGGCGTCCCGTCGTGACGACTTCAAGGTGGAGAAGATCCCTTGACCGGATGCGGTGCGTGCCAAGTGCAGCGAACCGTCCCGAGGTCCGGGGACGCTGAATGCCAGGTTGATGGAGTTCTCGTCCGCCGGCAGCGGGGTTTCCAACTGCAGGTAGCCCTGGTCGACTTCGTACACGACCCGGCCGTCACCGAGCTCCCGCCGCATCACCGCGTGGAACTTGAACCCGTGGTCGAACCAGCCAACCTTGCGAACAGAATTGTCATTCTCATCGACAAAAGTCGGCAACATGTTGTTGGCCCGGTCGATCAGTTTCTGCCGGAGTTCGTGGTATTGCAGGCTCTGGAACGCTGAGGTGAACACATCAGGCATGTAGCCGACAACAGCATCAGATGTGAGCGGATCTTTTGTTGTGAGCAGTCCCGGTGTGGAGATCAACTGCTCCGGCCTCATCCCTGAGATCGACAGCGTGATCAGGAAGATCTGCATCAGCCTGACGTCGTCAGGAACTTTCACATTCGACTCGGGGTCATTCGGCATCAAACCGTCGGGGAACACATCTACCCAAGATGAGCCAAGTGCCTCTCGGCCTTCGGCGTTCATCCTGTTGATTTCTTCCACCGCCAGTCGAGGATCGGACAGCAGCTTGATCGCATCCTCACCGGTCAGATCATTGTTCAGGTTCGCCCAGTTGTTCAGAGCGAGTAGCATCCTGTCGCGCTTCTGCTCCGGGGTCATCGTGACGGTGGAATCCTGGAACATGATGCGCACCAGGTCATTGGTGAAGTCCACACCTGTGAGCGCCCACAGGTTGCGGAACTTCGAGATTCGGCCACGGCCAGCAGCCTTGGACACTGTGTCCGGCCCGCCGATACGGGAGCCGATCGCAGTGCCGTTGTCAGACAGGTCACCGGCGAACGTCAGACCATCAGGCATCGCAGTGGACTGCGTCTTCAGACCGTGCGACACCATCTTCTGCGCCCAGTCCAGGTCATGCTCGCCCTTGAGCAGAATCCCGTCCTTCGCGCTTTCGTCCACCTCGAGGATCCGGAACGGCGGGAAATGCGTCAGCGTGTTGTCCGGCTTGTTCGGGCCTACTGCCAGTCGTGGCCCACCCGGACCGCCGAGCGGCTCCGCCCACTGATCCGCGATGTTCAACTTGTCCATGTTGCGGGGCAGTTCGTACCCGACACGGTTGATGATGAACTCGCCGCGAGGGGACACGGCCAGGTACAGGTCGCCGGTCATCACCTGTGATCCGACAGCCAGCGGAAGATTGCCGGCGGCCAGCGTGTCGATGAAGATCTTCAGAGCATCCTTCGGAGAGCGGATACCCGGAGTGAATGTTCCATTCGGATACTGCGTGTAGATCGGCGTGCCCTGCTTCGGTGCGCCGAGCCGGCGAAGCAGCTCCTTCTCGCCGGGCCTTTCCACCGCTCCGGTGTCAGGGTTCTTCACCTCGCTACGGGCGTACTCCACCAGTTGCGAGGCGAACTCGGTGAACTTGTCGCCCTGCTCCGTCACGTACAACTTCGGCAGCGCGAACGCGAGCACGTTGTCCTTCGACATCGCCAGCGTGTAGTGGGTCGGGATCAGCCGCATTGCGATCCTGCGGAACACCTGAGAGAACCTGTCCGTGATCTCCCGAACATTCTCGTTCAGGCCAGCGTTGCCGTCCGGTATGAACGCGACGCCCAGGTTCTTCGTGGAGTCCTCGTCCAACGCGGTCGCATCCGAGTCGTACGACTCACGGGTGCGGTCGATCCTTCTGTCATCGAACACCGGCTCGAAGAAGTGGCCGGCGGTTCCGTTGCCACGCTGGTAACGGATCGGAGCAGGCCCGTTAGTCAGATGATCAGAGACGATACGGCGGAGTTCAGTGTTCGGCGCGGACGAACTGATCATCAACTTCACGCCGAGCTTTGCGAACTCGTCCACCACCTGGATCGCCTGATCCGCGGCCTTCTTCTGATCCATGCCGTTGTACGCAAGGATCGACTGCAGGTCGATGACAGCCGTGTCACCGTAGGCCACCGAGTCGGCGGTGAGGCCGTCGATCTCCTCGATGCCGAGTCGGCCGATGAAACCCTGCGCGTAGTCGTTGGCGTCCAGGTCGATGCGGAACTCCCACACAGAACTGCGCGCGTCCGTGCCTTCCTTCAGCGCGGCGTACAGACGGGCAGACCGGCGCAACTCCATCACATCGGACACGCCCATCTGGTCGTAGCCCGGAACGCCCATCCTTGCGAGGATCCCGCCGAGTGCCGCAGGATCGTAGCGCAGCATGGTGTATGCCTTCTCCAACGGGAGAACCGAACGGTCCGGGGCACTGCGCACCCAGGCGTCATCGCGCTTCCGTTTGATCTCGTTGGCCCGGCGGGCAGCCGCATCCAGGTCGAGTTCGCGGTAACTGCGCACCGTGTCGGCTGTACCGCCGAACGGGTTGGATGCGGGCAGCGGGCGGAACTGCGCGATCGGGGCTTGCTTCAGCTCAGCGGTCTCGCCCAAACGCGACAACCCGATCTTTTCCAGATGCTTCTGGCTCAGGTCCGGCATGCGCGGAAGATCCTGGACGTCCCGTGTGGGGCGCTGCGAATCGTACTTGTCGTACCCGGAGCCACCGTAGATCCGGTCGGCCACACTCTGCTCGAGTGCCACAAGCTTCGGAGGTTCGCTGGGATCGTCCAGGCCGACAAGGTTGGCGGTGCCGGCGATCTCACGCTGGATGTAATCCTGCGACCACCACACCTCTTTCTGCCCGGTGTCAGGGTTTCGCCCCACCACAACGTGGTGCATCTTGATGTACTGGTACAGCGCCGGCAGATCGTCGAACGTCACTTCGGAAGTGGGGAACGCCCGGGTGAGAACATGCCACGCCTTGTTCATCATCACCTGGAAGACAGTTCCTTCTTCCAGACTCTGCAGCTTTTCGTAGTTGGTGTTGCGGTACGGGGCTGCCACTTCTCCGTTCTTCGACAGCACGTTCAACGGACCCTGCTGCAGCAGTTTGCTCTCGCCGCCGGTCCCGAAGATCATCGAGGCGATCAGCGAAGTCTCGTTGCGGCCCACGGCGTCACGCCCGCGCCCGTCGAAGAACCTGTTGTTCGCCCACTGTGGCGTGTTGAACGGCTGCTTGCGGGTGTCCACCGCCACGATCCGCAGACTCGACGCACCTGGGAACTTCTCACGCAACGCATCGACTCGCTTACCGAGTTCCAGCATGTTGAGGATCTGCAACCCGGACGTCTTCGTCTCGGCGTTCGTGGTGTCCACATCGGTCACGGACGGCATCAGGTCGATGACCGTGCCGTCAGGTGCGACGAACGCAACCTCTCTGACGAAGTGGTTGTGTAGCAGCACGTAGTCCTCGACGGCGAACATCTGCAGTGCCGGCACGACCGGTTCGGCCAGCGAGTATTCGAAGGCCGTCATGAACTCTTCACCGGGAACCTCGAACGTGATGTCGCTGGTGACACCGTTGATCGGGCCGAAGATCTTCGGGTAGTTCCCGCCCTTCGGGATCTCCACTGAGGATCGGGCCTGCCGCATCGCCAGGTCCATCTTCAACATGTTCACCACGACTGACGGGTTCCAGTCGCCCAACACCTTGTCACTCAGGATGGTGTTCGACAGGCGTGCTGCGATCTCCGCCTGTGTGGTCGGGATCGACATGGCCTCGTAGAACCCGGACGTCTTGCCGGTCCGCGACGTCAGCAGATCCATCGCGGCGTGGGTCTTCATGCTGAACAGTTCGTCCAGCAGGAACGACCAGGACGCATCGTGCATCCGTTGGAAGTCCGCAACAGTCTTCGACGTGGCCCACAATGCTTTCGTGTCGGACGAGGACCGGCCCGCACGTTCGCTCATCATCGTGAGCGTGGCCCACAGGGAGAGCTGATCCCATTCGGCCACCTCAAGATCCCAGGTGTCGATCGCTTCGACACCGCCCTGCGGGTCGTATGCACGATCCAGCAACTTCTCGAGCAGTGCGGCCCACGACACCTTGTCCTCACCCATCGCCCGTTTCATGGCGACAGACTCCTTGATGTCCTCGAACTTGTTGATCCTGCCGCCTTCAAGCAGGTACGAGACGATTCCGATCTTCTTCAGGTGATCGCTGCTCTTGTCACCTTCTGTGTGCTGCAACTTGAACATTCGTTGCGCGGACTCCCAGTCACGCCACGCCACAGTGTCCTCGACCAGGTTCAGGTTGCCGGAGCCGCGGAACTCCGACAGTTTCCATTCGGCCTGCTCCCAGGCCAACTGCGCGGCAGCGATCTCCGTTTCCGAACCCCACACAGTCGTGTCGAGATAGACGTTCTTCGCAGCCGCAGCATCCTCGTTCAGCATGTCAAGGGTGGCAATACCGATTGCCCGCTGGACCAGCTCCCGGCTTGCAGCATCCGTCTCAGATTCCAGCAGCCTGTCCATGAACTTCGTCTCGCCCATGCGTTCCTGCATGATGGCGAACAGCATGCTCTTCGTCTCGTCCAACTGAGACGCATCCAACTGGCCGATCATCTTCAGGGCGTCACCCATCTGCACGATCAGCGTTGCGGCGCAGCTGCTCCCGCTGATACGGGGTGCGACCCGTGCCGGATGTGGTCTGGTACGCCTCGAGGATGTCGTTGATCATCCGCATGATCGGGTAGTACCCGTCCATGACATCCTTGGCGTTCTTCGCGTCGAGCGCAGCCCTGGCACGCTGGCCCTCGATGAACGCGATCAGACGCATCGACTGCTTGTACTTGTCGTCGTTGTTCACGTTGAACAGCGACACGTTGGTGGCTGCCTCCTGCAGCATGAACCCGAGATCGGGAACCTCGCCTCGCTTCTTCGGCATGAACTGCGAGTCGGTGTACGCCTGCACCACGTTGAAGTCGTTGATGTCCCGCATGATCGGGAACAGCACGGCCACAGCGAACTGCTGTGTCGCCACGTCGGACAACGCTTCCAGTGCGCCCTCACGGGTGGACAGGTCGAGAACGAACTGTGAACCGTCCTTCAGCATGATGCGGATCGGACCATCAACCAACGCGGTGGGCGACTGCGCCACCGAATCCCAACTGTGGGCGTGCAGCGAGTTGAACTCGAGCACCATCGCGGTGCCGAACCCGATCGTGTCCACGGTGGCACGCGCCTCGGCGATACCAACGATCCGCTCGTCCGACTTGCCCTTGTCGTGCAGCCGGAGCAGCATCTGGTCGAACGCTTCCATGATCTGCTCACGGATACGCGGGCCCACCAGATCACCGAAGATCTTGGCATGCTCGATCGTCTTGTCCAGGTTCACCAGGTGCTGGTGCGCCTCATCGCTGTACCTCGACGACAGCGGAGGATTGTCCTGCTTCTCCAGCGCGTTCTGCGCTTTCATCATCTGCGTGATGGACGTGAACTCCGTCGCCATGTCACGGCTGTAACGCAGGTTCTCGGCGTGGCGCTGCATCGTGGTGGCGAAGTTGTCCAGCCGCTCCCGGTACACCGTGTCCGACGTCCCCGTCGAATACAGGTCGGACGGCATCAACTCGTACTCTTGAACGCTGTCGTTGAACGGCAGCAGGTCGGCCCGGCCGAACAGCCACACCGCTTCAGAGTTGATCTCGTCGAACATCTCCTCCAACGACTGCGCGCCTAGCACCGTCTTCATGAACCGGCGGTACTCGTGCCCCCCGTCCTTACGCTGGCTCAGGTAGTACATGGTCTCCAAGAACCGGGACTTGATCTGCGACGGGTGAACCCTGCCGACGATGTCCTCCAACCGGACATCCTCGATCTTCGGTTCCTTCCACATCCCGGTGGCTTCGTTGTACTCCGGGATCTCCGACAGCGACAGCGGGGTTTCCTGCAGAGCCGCCCACTCAGCCAACTTGTTGTAGACGTAGAACTGTGCGACGGCCCGTTCCAGGTCGTCGTCCATCAGAACGTCTTCCATGAACTTCGCGGCAGTCGCATGCCCGTCCTTCAACTGGAACACGAACTCCATCGACGCGTCCGGCACCAGCTCGGCGATCGTCTCCGCGAGGTCCGGGTAGGCGGCCAGCATGTGACGGAACACGTAGCGCCGGCCGGGCGCCGCATTCTCCGCCTTCGCAAGCGCCGTGATCTCCTGGGTGTGCAGCCGGAACCAGGTGTCCAACGCCTCGTGCAACTGGCGCAGACCACCGGTCATCTTGTCGGCGCTCTGCTTGCCCTGGCTCTTGCGTTGCGCGCGCGCCGCGCTCTGCGCGGTCTGCACCGTGTCCACCAGAATCGTGTACGCGTTGATCTGCGGCTGGCCGTCATCCTCATCCGCATTGGTGATCTCCACGTTCGTCTGCGTGGCGATCTGCTCAATCGTGTACACCGGGATGATCGGATCGGACTTGTCAGCGGTGTTCAGGTATGCCGGCACCCGGGTCTTGTACCGACCCCACTCACGCCGTGCGGCCTTCTGCGACATCGACAGCAGCAGTTTCACGTACTGCCGCATCGTCAGATCCTGCCCGAAGTACGCACCCTCGACCCCGCCAAGCAACTCCTGGGCGTTGATGTCACCGAGAACTTCCACCATCGCTTCAGCGGCAGTCGTGGACCTCGGTCCCTGCGGCTCGGTGAACGCACGCAACTTCTTCAGCTGCTTGCTCAGCGCACTGTCATCCTCCCCATCCCGGTTGATGTTCTCCTCGATCTGGATGCTGCGGCGCAGAAGCAACTGCAGCAGCGAGATCGGGCCGTCGCCCATCGTGATCTCTTGCCCGATGACGTCCGGGTTCCCACGGAAGTCACCGGCCTCCATGCTGGCGATCAGCAGATACAGCCGCTTCGCCGACAGCGGGGTCGGGTGGGTGGACGCGAACTCGCGTGCGATCTGATCCAGCCAGTTGATCACTCGGGACTTCACACGGCCCTTGGCGTCGTTGGCGTCCAGATCGGATTCCGTCTGCCCTGAGCCGAGCAGCGCGTACAACTCGCCGACCGCCATCTCAGGTGACGTCTCGCCACGGTTCATCGTCTCCGTGCGTTTCGCCACACCCCAGTCGATACTGGCCTGCCGCAACGGCTGGTAGTGCAGGAACTGGGAGGCACGCGGTTCCGGGCCGGCACCGAACCCTGCGATCGTCTGACCGATATTCGCCGCCATCAGCCGTGACCTGGTCTTCAGCTTCAGGACGTTTTCCTTCTCGGTCTGCTTCACACCAGGATCGACAGGATCACCCTGCGCATACTTGTGCATCCCCAACGTGACCCGGATGTTCTCCCACTCCGAGGTGATCATCACCCACAACTGCATGATCTCCGGAACAGCCGTGGCATCCGACATGGCGAACAGACCTTCACCGTTCAGATCCCACATCTTCTGCGCCAGATGCACCCGGGCATCCGTCACACCGCCCTTGGCCATCTTGATGAACTCGTCGATAGCCTCCTCGAACGCGATCGCCTGCCGGGCCAGCGGCTTCGGGCCACGACCATCAGCCCCACCCCGTACGTACCGTTCCAGCAGCCGGTCCTTCAACCGGGCCAGACCGTCATTGACAACATCGGTGTGGCTGTCCAGTTTCAGATCGGACGACACCATGTCGATGAACGCTTCCTCGCTGGACGGCAGGTCGATGTTCACCTCCCACTGCCGATCCCCCGCCTCATCCTTGAGCAGCTTGCCGTCCTCATCCACCAGCTCCGTGGCGCGCACACCCTTGTACTGCATGTACTGCAGGCCGCGCCGCAGATTCGCCCGCATCTCCGGCGGGATGTACATGTCGAACTGCTGCACCTCGGTGTCGCCGTCGTGGTCGCCACCAAGCGCCTTCAGTACCGCCTGATGCACACCGACACTCCGGTGTGAGTTCTTGCGCGTCATCACCAGCGACACCTGCGGCAGCTGCACGTTGAACGACCCCATGTCCTGCAACGGGTGACGCGGCAGCAGCAACTCGATCATCGACTTGACCGCTTCGGAGTCCAGCACACCCTGGTCGTCTCGCAGCACATCCCCGCGCTTGGCATACAGGTTCTTCAACAACTCGTTGAAGTCGTTGATCGCCGTCTTCTGATCCTCGATGTCGGTCATGTTCGCAAAGTCCTGGAACGCCCCCACCAGCAGACCGTTCGTCTTCGCATCCGGGTCACCCAGCAGCACCCGCACAGCCCGCATCTGCTGTTGCAGATCCTCCACGAACCGTGAGTACCTTGCCAGGTTGCGCTGCGCAGTGTCCAACTCGGACTCGACAGACCGGCGGTCCTCCTCAGACAGTCCCGGCTCGTTCAACGCAGCAGTGGCAGCAGTGACCTTCGCCTCCCACTGCGTCACCTCCTCCTGCTTGTCCTTCAACTGGGTCTGCACCGCACGGCCCTTGTTCGCCAAAGACGTCATCGCCTGCGAGAACGACACCGTCGACGTGTTCGGCCCATGCCTCAAACCGCTGATCTCCGGGTCGTCACCAGGCTCCACACCCGGCACCCATGTGAAGTTGGTCTGCTGCCCCATCAGCATCAACGCATCCCCGCCGAGCTGGTTCGCGCGTCGCAACCGATCCTCATCAGCACGAACACCCAACACCCGGATACCGGCCTGAGCGATCGGGGAATCCGTCTGCCCCCGCTGCATCAACTCGACAGTCGCCTCACGCTGCCGGCTCCACTCGGCATCCTCCTCCGGGGTGCGCACATCCAGCATCTCCAGCGCACGCTTCGACATCCCGGCCTTCTCGGACGCCCACTCCTCATCGGTCAACGTCCGGCCGACCTTCGACTCGAACGAACGCCTGCGCTGCACATCCAACTGCTGATCCCGGCTGGGCCTGGTGTTCAACTGCCCCATGCCCATACCCAGCCCGCCGGCAGCACCGTACGCCGCAGCCTCCATCGCCGTACGGAAATCGCCGTTCCGCCCGTACGACCACTCATCCAGATACGCCTGGGTGAACTCCTCCACACCTTCCGCGTACGCATTCGTCAACGCGGTCTTCCACTGGCTGCCACCAGTCAACTCGTACGCCGCCCGGTAGAAGTGATCCGGCGTGATCTCCGTGCCATCCCGCTTCGCCAACTGCCGGGCACGGAAACCCACCGGAACCTTCCGGGCCAGCTCACTGGGAACCAGCGACTCCAACGTCCACTTCTTCCCCGTCGCCGTCACCACACCCGTATCAGGATCCAACGCCTTCTGATACCGGGTGGCCCCCACCACCTCGTCATCCAACTTGCCGATCTGCGCCGCCGGCTTCGTCCCCTTACCGAGAAACGACACCTCGCCCAGTCCGGCAGCCTGGCGGGCATTCTTCGCAGCCCGCGACATCAACCCCGGAACAGCAGTCTGCAACGCGTCGATCCCGATACTGCCGTACGCCGACCCGCGTTCCTTCCAATCCTCGTACTCGTGCCAGCCGCCCGTCACCTCATCGAAGTTCTGATCCGTCAGCACATCACCCATGACACGGCCCGCAACACCGGCACCCATCACACCCGTGTACACGTACCTGCCCACCGGGGAACCGAACTGCCCCACACCATCCGAGACCGCGGCCGCCAGGTCCAGCAACTTCCAGTTCAACCCGGCCTTCTGATTGCCCTCCGCATCCCGGGCATTCCAGTCGATCGTCCCATCACCGACCGAATCGTTCGCCTTCTCCTGCAACCCATGCACGAAGTTCTGCGCCGGAGAGATGAACTTCATCCCCAACGCGCTGGCCTCCTCCAACGTGTGACCCCAACCCAGGATCTCCTGCACACCGTCGAAGTGTTCCTCCACCTGCTGCTGCCGGGTCACAACCCGCGCCGCAAGATCCGTCAACTGATCCTGGTTCGCATTCGCCGCATCCCACCCGGCAACACCACCGAGAACACCACCCGCGATACCACCGACAAGACCGGTGACAATCGAACCCGGGCCAGTCCACGAACCCAACACCGCACCGGCAGTGAACCCCGTACCGAACCCGCCGGCAATACCGCCCAGCGTCGACAACCCCTTGATCAGATTGTCGCCGAAACCCTCCTGGATCCCCTCCGCATTCTCATCAACCTGCTCCTCATACGCATCAACCTGCGGGGAGAACTTCGCACCCTGCGACCACTCAGCCGCAACCTTGCGCACATCCTCCGCATACCCGACCTGGTCCCGGCGCTTGAACAACTCCTTGTTCTTCGACCCCGACTGGTACAAACTGCCCAACAGCCACGACGCCTGCTCCTCCCCCAACGACTCGTAGACGTTCTGCCCCTCCTGCAGCTGGCCGTCCACGAACACATCGCCAACCTTGAACTTCCCGTTCGGGTCATCCCACAGCGCGATCCCCGTCTCCAACTTGTTCGGATCCTGGAACTGCTGGTAGTACACCGAGTTCGTCCCGGCCTCCGCCGCCTTGCGCCGATACTCCTCATCCTGGGCGAAGAACTTCTGGTAGAACGGCGTATCCCACCCATTCTCCACACCCAACGTGTTCTGCCCCGTGTACCAGTTCTTCGCCATCTGAGACGCGTTCTGCGGGAGCCACGGCTGATCCGATGTGTTCCCCTGCTGGAACTGATCAACCGCATACGTGTAGCGTTCGCCGGCCTGCTTCATCCCCGCCGGGGCAGCAGGGTTCTCCGCCATCTTGTCGAACGTACTGTCACTCGTGCCCCACTTGGCCATCGCGCGAATCCGAATCTCTCGTCAGCGGTCAACAGCCACTGTAGCCGACACAACCGTCACACGAGGAACACCGCGAACAGCCCGTCAACACACCTCACACCCAGGAACAAACACACACCGCCGAGACAATTCACAGCAGGAAAACCCCTCAGTCCCCCAGCTCCTGGGAAAACCACATGAAACCAACCACAGTCACAAGCATTACGTAGTCCTCCACAACAGTTACCGGGGAATCCCCTGGGGAAAGTTGTGTCAGTCGAAACTTTTGTGGGAGGTTCGAAATAAAAAATAGAAACAAAAGAAACACATTATACCCCCCCTTACCTATTATGTATAGGGTATATATATACCAAATTCCGGGTGTTTGTTGGTTCTCTTTTTGCTGTTGATTCAATTCTTC